AGGGGCGCCAAGCAGCGCCCCAAGTCGGTGTGACCGGGTTTCAGCAATGCTGAAACCCAACCATTCCGGTACCTCTCTCACGAGAGGCTCCCCACTGATAGCTTTTAGGCTAATCAGTGTGCTCTGTGCAAGATTCATATATCAAATATGGATCCCATGCAGTGCGTTCACTGTAGGATACTCCAGACTTTATACTACAAAAGTTTGGGGTGCTCGCTAAACGATAGCGAGTGGGTACCCTACTGTCAACCTCAAAAGGACGTGGTGAACCGTTTAAAGTGTCTCTCGACACTTTATTCGGTTTAATCACTTCTGAGTTCATCATAGGCTCTTCCCGCGAGGGATAAGCCCATTGATCTGAGGTGTCATATGACAGGCGACTTCTGTCGCTGCCTTCCTGCACCGTAAACCAATGAGTTAGAGCTCCTGTCTCTGGGCGACTAATCCTATGCGATTTCCGCATAAGACGTTTCCGTGGAGAATGGCCTGTGACGAGGGCGGTGACACTTTCAGTGTCTATGCCCCCCCACAAAGCCTCAGGTATCGCTTTACTCCATTTCATATGAAAGGAAGCTGAATCTGGATTCAAAAAGAAACCAAATCCACGACCGTCCCATTCAAGGAGACGGTTTAGTAAGCGTATGATGTCGGTCTTAGTTTTGACCGGTTCCCGTATATAAAACGGGGTGACGTCCTGATTGTGGTCATAATGTTTACCACAGCTCTCCCGAAAGGATCCTGTCCAGTTCGATTTCTTAGCGTTAGCTTTGAAGCCGAACCATCCAAATATTTGGATGAGGAAAGGAGCCATTTTGGCAGGGCATATGATGTCATCACCATAAACACTAATGCGGCCTTTCGTACCAAGCGAGTGAGCAATTGAGCGTGTTAACGCCCAAAATAGTAAGCTCTCGAGCTCGAAAGTGAAACCATTCCCCATAGATGAAAACATCTCTAGGGTGTGATAATCCCCAGAAGGGAGTTTCACGGATTTCATACGAAGGTCATCCAGGAGGAAGTACCACTCAAAAGGTAACAACTCAAAGACGAGTTGTCGAGTGATACTATCACTGGCAGCAGAGAGGTCAATCGTAGCTAGATCACGATGCAATGCATCACGGGCTAGCTTTTGATTGATTGTTTGGTCATTTAGATTTATACCAAACAATTTCAGTCTTTTCCTTATATGGGAACCGACAGATCTCTGCAAGAACATATTGATCTCGGGCTCTTTACAAGCCGCGCGATCAATGTCCGCATTTTTCGGGACAGTGAAGAACACACTAGACTCCTGCAACACTACCGGCTGATCCTCAAGGCGTGTGTTAATCGCCATAAGGGACCAGTGAGGTAGGGCAGCAGAAGAAACATGTGCTTCGCCAGTGCACTTCTCAGCGGATGCACAAACGCTCCGCTTAACACGTGTACTTGCACCATTGGTGTGAGATGAACCGGCAAGTAATTCCGGTATCTCAAGATCACCTAGTACAGAGGATATAATGTGACGAGCTTTTGCAAGAATTGCATCACTCGAAATACCATATCCAAAATCAGCATCTCCAATTTGGATTCGCTGATTAGTAGACGCGTTGTGCCGTTCAATCTTTAACCACTTTGTTAGAGTGGCGACTGCACGCACATCTGGAGGAGTAGTACTTGTATCACAGAATTTCGAAAGAAGTTCCTGTTTTAAGTATCTACCCTTGAAACCTTCATCGTCTGCAAGCCTATCAACAAGTTGAATGAGCTCACATTGGAAAGAAAGGCCGATGTGGTCTGGTATGTAATTGGCGCAGGACTTTTGCCTGAACTTTTTACTGCGACCCTGAACACGTATATTACGTGTAGGGCCACCCCTCATACTTTTAGGGTTGGTCATCGATATCTCCTTTGGAGAAAATTTACAAGATTGATTATACTAATCAATTTTGGGGAGCAAACAGCTCTCTCACTTTCGACATGAAAGTGATAGAGGGAAGTGCATCCTCAATTACGCGTTCAATTGAC